CATGAGAAGACAACCACCCAAACGCATAAACCTCACCGACCAGGACGGCAACGTCCTGCAGTGCCTGCACTCCAAGACCCGCGTGCACCTCTACCTAAAGCTGGCAGGCAAGACCTGGCGCCGAGACATCGGCTACATAGACCGCAAAAGCAAGACCCTGCACGTAATAAGGGACCGCAACCGACACCTACACTGGCGCTCCAATAGCTACGGCTTCAACCATACCGTGCTGCTCGAGGGCACCCTCTTCGACAAGGTGGTCCTGCAAGACCAGGAGGCGCGCTACCGCATCCCAAAGCAAGCAATACTTGACTCGGGCCGCTTTTTATACTTCGCCACCCAAGGCTTCGAGCGACAAATTTTTTTACCCTTGAGCATCCTGGAAGGCTACAAGGTGAAGCCAAGAGCCGCCGCCGACACTAAACCCAAGCCACGACCATGCCTACGCGTGAAATAATAAGCAGGGCCCTCTTTTGGGAGCGCCACCGGCTTCGCATCATGGAGGAGCGCTACGTCCAGGAGGGCGACGAGCGCGTGCTGCTCTCAATTGTGTGGACCCGCCGCCGCATAGAGAAGCTCCAGCGCCAACTTAAAGAGCTCGACACGTTCCCAGGTTAGGAACCGGGGGCTAAAAAATAGGGCTGCCCCCGCTTTTTTTTACCCCTTTTGAGCTTCCGGGCGCTTTTTACGCCGAAAATCCGCAACCAATTCAAGACAAAATTGGAAAAGTAAACGCAAAGCGCTGAAAATAAGCGAGAAAAAAATAAGACCACCGCGCCGCAGTGGTGGGTTAATGTTCTACTTTTACGGCATCAAACAACAACAAAATGATTAATAAAAACGAAATAATAGCAAGACTTGAAGCAATCACAAAGCACACAATTAGTTCATACATCGTAATAAAAACAAACGGTAAAAATTTAACTTGTTTATTTTATGATTATGATACTAATAAAAACATGAGGTGCACGATAAAATTTGGGTGCCTAATATCAAACATTAGAGAACAAAAATAAAAATAACGGGGGGGCTAACAACCCCCCTTCACAAAACCACCAAAACCACCAACATGCAAAACCCAACCAACACCGAGCCCACCGTAGTGCTGGGCACCTACACCGGAACCCTAAACGACGGCACCATAGAGTGGCTATGCCCCATAGAAAACCTCCAGCTTTGGACTTGGGGCCAGTTCTACTATGACCGCGACCTCCAGGTATACGTACACCATGTCTTTGGCTTCGACGGCAACCTGCTCTACATTGTCCACGCATGAAAAAGCGCAAGCCATGGACCCGCCAGGAGCTTGACATCCTGCGCCAACTTTATCCCGACCACTTGACCGGCCACATAGCCACCAAGCTGGGCCGCACCGACACCCAGGTCTACAACAAAGCCTACAACATGGGCCTGCAAAAGTCGCAAGCCTTCAAAAGCTCAGCCCTCAGCGGACGCCTCGACGGCATCAAAGGAACCACCACCCGCTTCACTTTTGGACACACGCCCGCAAATAAGGGCACCAAGGGCCTCACCGTAGCCAACCGCACCAGCTTCGCAAAGGGCAACCTGCCCCACAACCACAAGCCCATAGGCAGCACCCGAGTGGACGTGGAGGGCTACCACTGGACCAAAATATCCGAGCCCAAGACCTGGGCCATGACCCACCGCCTGCTATACGAGCAGCACTATGGACCCATACCGCCCGGCATGGCCGTCAAGTTCCGCGACAAAAACAAAGCCAACCTGGACCCCGCCAACCTATACTTGAGCGACCGCGTCCAGCTCATGAAGGACAACACCGTGCAGCGCTACCCTTCCCCACTGCCCAAAATCATGCAAACACTGGGAAGACTAAAAAACAAAATCCAAAAACATGGCAAAAAACAAAATTGACAACCTGCGCGACCACCTTTTTGAGACCATAGAGCTCCTAAAAGACGGCGACATCGACCTGGACAAAGCCAAGGCCATAGCCGACATAGCCCAAGTAATCGTAAACAGTGCCAAGGTGGAGGTGGACTTCATGAAGGTGAGCTCCAGCACCGGCACCGGCTTCATACCCGATAAACTACTAAACCAAAACAACTGAACCCATGAACCAACCAACCCAAACCAACACCAAGGAGGTCGCCATCATGCGCATAGCCGACCTCAAAAAAGCCCAGCCCCTCTTTGACGTCGTGCTAACCTGGGCCGACGGCCTGGACACCTACTACCTGCGCGAAGACTTCCGCACCTGGGCCCTCCTCAATTCAACACCACGTGACAAGTACGTAGCCGTCGAGAGCTTCCGCCTATACCTGGAGCCGGAGGAGTTCCGCCGCATCGACCGCATGGTCACCACCTACCTACTACCCACCGAGGACCTGGTCCGCTTCCAATATAAGTAGGCCATGGCAATCGAACAAACAAGCATAAAAAGCCCTTGCGGCCGCTATACCGTCTACCTGGACGTGGACTTCGAAGGCCTTGAAGACTACGACACCGGCTACGCCGAAGCCATCCCGACCTCCTTCACCGTCACCGGCTACGAGTTCGACACCCTGGAAGAGCAGCCCGACGAAGACAACCCCGACTTGAGCTGGCTCGACCTTGACTACCTGGAGACCTACCTCATAATCTAAACAAGAGCCCAAAAGGCTCTTTTTTTTATATCTTTACCACACCAAAACAAACCAAAACCCTAAACCTATGAAAAAGCTCACCTTTATCGCAGCCGCCGCCATGGTGGCCCTGGCATCCTGCCAAAATTGTGAAACCTGCACCACCACACTGACTACCGACGCCCCCGGAACCACCAACGACCAAACCGCCACCAGCGTGGCCGAAGTTTGCGGCAGTGACGAAATAAAGGCGGCCGAGGGCACCGTAACATCGACGGCAACCCAGGGCGGCGTGACCGTTACCGTAACAAGCCGGACCAATTGCCAATGAACCGCCCAGTGACACGCGACGAGCTCAAAGCCATCCCCGCCGGCTTCATGGTCTCGCCAAAAGGACCAAACCGACGCCAGCGCAGACTTCACAAAAGCGCCAGGCGCTCCGCCCCCTGGTACAACTGCCACGTGAGACACTGGCAACGCGCTCCCATCATAATCGACGGCGAGAAAATCGGCACCAAGCTCATAGGACACCTAAAAAAGTAAGCCATGCCCATCCCGAAACCTAAAAAGGACGAAAAGCGCGAGGACTTTATGGCCCGCTGCATGGCCGACACCGTCATGGTGCAGGACTACCCCAACGCCGGGCAGCGCTATGCCGTTTGCTCGGTAACCTTCGCAACCAACCCACCACCCCAAGACAATGACCAAAACCAAAAGCAAGGGCGGACGGCCTAAACTGACCGCCGAAAAAAAGCGCAGCGTGCCGGTCCACTTCAAGGTGACCCCGAGCGAGTACGAAAAACTGAAAAACAAGGCGGCAGTGCATGGCATGAGCCTCAGCTCCTGGCTTCGCATCAACACCTTGGACTTCCAGCGCATAAACCAGCCAAGTGCATGACCGACTACGGCCGCCAACCCTTCACCGGGCGCATCGTCCACATGATGCCGGAAAAGTTCGACCCCATAAGCCGGGGCCAAATTTGCTACTTCATAGAGCCGGACATCCCCACCCAGGTCGGCGAGGTCCTCAGCATCCGGGAGCTCCAGCTTAACAACGGCAGTACCAGCTCCGCAGGCCAGGACCTCGAGCTCATCTATCCATGGAGGTGGCAGGAAACCGGGCGCATAATAGAGGCCCGAGTCACTCACATAAGCACCAACGCCAAAGGTATCAAGGACCGCTTCCAGGTCGTCAGCTTTAACGTCCTATACCAATACAATGACCAAGCACAACAAAACCAGCTACACGGCAAAGGAGTGGAAGGAGCACATGGCCAGCAAGGCTATGGCTACCGAGGCACCCAGTGGGAGCCGGGAAGCTAAGGGCAAGCAAGGCAAGGCCCTCTACCACCTGGTGCTGGACGAGCTCGACCTGGACCCGGTGCTGGAGTACCGCTTCGCACCGCCAAGGCGCTACCGCTTCGACATGGCCTTCCCCGAGCACAAAATCGCGGTGGAGTACGAGGGCCTGGTGAGCTCTAAAAGCCGCCACACCACCTTGACCGGCTACTCCGGTGACTGCTCTAAGTACAACCTGGCGACCTGCAAGGGCTGGCGAGTGCTGCGCTACACCGCCCTCAATTACCGGGAAGTATGCCACGACCTGCCCATCCTTTTGAACCAGCCTAAACCGCTGACCAAACCGCAACCCGAGCTACTTGAAGCCGTTGAAAAGGTGACAACATTCAAAAAATAACTGAAAAATAACTGAAAAAAGAGCCATGGCACGAAAAGGAGGAGCACCCGAAAACCTCAAACCGCAGAAAAAGGGCGACCCACCACTAAACCCCAACGGCAGGCCGCCCAAGACCTTCACCCTGGTGAACCGCCAACTAAAGGAGCAAGGCTACGAGCCACTGACCAGGAGCCAGCTCCAGGAGGCCGTGAGCCTGCTCATGGGCCTAAGCCGGGACAAGGTCCGCGAAATAAGCAAAGACGACGCACTGCCCATCGCCCTGCGCATAGTGGCCACCGAGCTGCTTGACCCCGAGAACGCCTTCAAGACCTTCCAGGACTCCCGCGACTGGAACTATGGAAGGGCGACGCAAACCACTGAGGTCAGCGGCAAGGACGGCGCACCCCTTCAAGCCTTTATATGGGACAAGCTCTACGACAAGGACCAGGGACCGGAAAAGTGAGGCTTTGCCGCACTTACTACGACCTTTGGCAGGACTTTATCCCATCCGGCAAGCGCATAGCCATAAACCAGGGCGGCACCCGCTCCGGGAAGACCTACTCCATACTCCAGTTCCTTATTGAGGTGGCCCTACTGACCGCCCGCCACAAGCTCGAGCCGCGCATGATTACAATATGCCGGAAGACCCTCCCCGCCCTGCGCGCCACCGCCATGCGCGACTTTTTCCAGCTACTGGAGGGCCTGGAGCTTTACAACGAAGGAAACCATAACAAGAGCAACTTCGAGTACAACCTCGAGGGGACCGTCTTCGAGTTCATAAGCATAGACGACCCGCAAAAGGTGCGCGGACGAAAGCGCGACATTTTATTCATAAACGAGGCCAACGAGCTGAGCCTGGAAGAGTACCGCCAGCTAAGCATGCGGACCCTGGACAAGGTCATCCTGGACTTTAACCCCTCGGACGAGTTTAGCTTCATATATGACGAGGTCATCCCCCGGCAGGACGCCGCCTTCTACAAGACCACCTACCTGGATAACCCTTTTTTGAGCGCCACCCTGGTCCGCGAAATTGAGCTCCTGCGCGAGGCCGACCCCAACTACTGGCGCATCTATGGCGAAGGAGAGCGCGGCATAAGCACCACCACCGTCTTCCCGGACATCCACGTGGTGAAGGAGCTGCCCGAGGGCCTACCCTTTTGCTATGGCATGGACTTCGGCTTCACGGCACCCACCACCCTGGTGAAGGTGGCCAGCGACGGCAAGGCGCTCTACTGGCACCTGGAGCTTTACAAAACCAACTTGACCACCACCGAGCTGGTGCAGGAGCTGCGCCGCATCCTGGCGCCCAACCCCCGGGCGACAATATACCCCGACCCCTCCAGGCCGGAGACCATACGCGAGCTCGAGCTGGCAGGCTTTAAGATAGGCAAGACGCGCAACGAAATCTACGAAGGCATCCAAAGCATAAAGCGCCACCGCTTCCACGTCACCGAGTCCAGCGTGGAGCTGCTCAAGGAGCTGCGAGGCTACAAGTGGAAGACCGGCAGGGACGGCAGAAACCTGGACGAGCCCATAGGGCTGAATGACCACGCCATCGACGCCGGACGCTACGGCACCTACTCCAACCAAAAGGCCAACATATCCCCCGCGCGCTTCAACTTCCGGTAAACGGCCAACATGTTGAAAAGTTAGCGGCGGAAGGTAGCCGCAAAACCTGCATTTTTTTACTTTTATGAAAAGAAAAGGGCAGAAAATTAGCCAACCTTTGCAAAATTGCACCAGGTGGGCCTCACATTCAAACAACACAAGCTACTCATGGAGCTAAAACGCTACCCCATCGACTCGAAGCGACGACTGGCAATATGCCGCAAGTGCCCCTATGCCCAGCGCTTCATGCGGACGATATGGTGCGGCACCCCCATAGTGGGCCATGCCCAGGAGGTGGACGACAAAATCGTAACCTTTTGCGGATGCGCCATGAAGGTAAAGACCAAGCTGGCCGACGCCTCCTGCCCCCTTCGCAAGTGGTAAACCTAAACCCAAACAAATGTTGACTCTAACTATTGAAGGAAACGACCACCCTATCCCCGGAAGCTGGGAAGAGGTCACCGTCGAGCAGTTCGACGAGATGACCAGGCACGTCGACAACCTTAACCCGGTCCGCCTCCTGGCCATCCTTACCGGCCTGGATTATGACCAGCTGAACAATTTTGACTGTAGTGGCTTCGAGACTGGAGTGCTGCCAGCCTTGGCCTACATTAGTGAGGTGCCCGACTTCTCGCGCATGAAGCGCTCGGAAGTGCTGGACATAGGAGGCCGCAAGGTGCCCATAATAAAGGAACCCGGCAAGGAGCGCATAGGTCAAAAGCTACTTATGACTTCCATCATGATGCCCCAGCAAGGCAAGGACAAGCGCATCTCCGAAATAGTGGACCAAATCGTGGCCAACTACTACGCCCCCAAGCTGCACCCCGAGGGAAGATGGGACGACGTGCACGTGGAGGCCATACGTGGCGAGGTGAGGCGCATGCCCATAGCCCAAGCCATGCCGGAAGTGAATTTTTTCTTGACTGGCTTCGGCTACGCCTCGAGCTCGAAGCCAAGCTCTACAAGGTAAACTACAAAGATGACGAAGTCCGCGCCGGTGTTAAAAAGTTCGAAGCCCTCAAGGAGTTCAACGTCCTATGGTCCCTGGCCGGTGGCAACGCCCTGGAGCTGGACCGAGCCTTCAACCTGGACTACAACACCGCGCACCTGGTCCTTTACCGTAAAGCCTTGGAGGCACGCTACCACGACAAGCTCCAAGAGGTCATTGCATCAAAACACAAGTAAACCATGAAACCACACCAGGACGGCCCGGCATGCCGCTGCCTCAAGTGCTTCGAGCTCCGCGCCGAGCTCCTGCTCCTGCGACAAGCAAGCCGCCGCAAGTACCTGGCAAACATAAACCACTACCATGAGAGTCATCGACGCCCTACTAAAGGACACCGCACTGGCCACTGAGGGCATTAACTTCTTTGGACATGCGCCGGAGCCCTACGCCAACGTGGACGAGACCGAGTTCCCGCGCGTGTGGGTATACGACACCCGCCCCCTGGACGAGGTCTACCGCAACCACACCGTGGAGACCACCTACCAAATACTGCTCGAAATTAGCGACCTGGTCCAGCTTGACGACAACACCGACGCCTTCGTCGAAAACCTCGACGCCATGGAGTCGCTATGGTATAAATTCATAAACAAGCTAAGCCGGGACCCTCGCAACCGCAGGCCGGTGGGCAAGGTGAACCGCGTCGAAATCCTGCATAAGTTTAGCCACGGCATAGGTGGCTACATTTGCACCTTCAACGTGACGGTGGTAAACTTCCCCGAGTACAACTGCGACTAAACCATGCCAGCAGCTAAAATAATCTTCGACAAAGCGGCGGCCGAAATCATAGCCGAAATCCGAGCCAACATGGTAAGCGAGGGCGTGAACGCCACCGGCAAGACCTCGCAGAGCCTGGAAGCCAAGACCACCGACTCCACCATGGTCATCCTGGGCCGCAAAAGCTTCACCTGGGTGGAGCAAGGGCGCCGACCAGGCACCCCGCCACCTTTTTCTCCGATATTGGAGTGGGTGGAGGCTAAGGGCATAGGAGGCAACAACCCGGTGGCCATGGCCTGGCGCGTGGTCAACAAAATAGCAAAGAGCGGCAGCGTCACCTTTTCGGGCGCTGACCGGCGTAAGATTTTTACCGACCTCATAACTGACAAGCGCGTGGACTCAATAGTCAGCCAAGTGCAAGTGGTCAAGGTCTACGAGGTGGAGCGTGAAATCTTCAACCCGCTTGGCAACATGTTCTCCAGCTCACTCTTCAACAATTCAACAACACCGACATGAGCGTCATAATTTACAACACCCCCATGCGGGTCTATAAGAGCGCACCACTTAAGTGCACCTGGACCGCCTCCAGGCATCCGGCTATCTTTACCTTTTTACGTAAGGACTCCATAGTGGGCACCTATACCAACGTGGGCGGCAAGGTGCGCTTGACCATACCCGGAAGCGTGGCGGACCCCGCCTTCTTGGGCATAACCGCAGGCAGCACCATAGCGGTGGCGGACCTAAACGGCTACTATAACAAGGTGACTACCGTCACCGCCATGATACTACCCGGCACCCCGGACTACATTTTCGACACTGGCCTGGACTGGGCAGGCGTGCCTCCTTCCGGTGGCTGGTGCAACCTTTTGGACGTGCCCAACTACTATGTGGACGTGGTGGTCCGCGGCAAGCCTGGACTGACCGGGCAGGAGACTGACTTCGGCACCGCCCGCATAAGCACCGACGCCATGGGCTTCGGGCGCTTCGACGCAGGCGAGTACCTAAACGGCTATAACAAAAAAATAAACGGCTTCAAGTACGACGTGCGCAACAAGGTGGACCCCTACGTATGGGGCCAGTATCGGCTAAACTACCGCGAGCGCTTTGTGGGCAGCTCGGTCAAGTCTTATATTGAAGACGTTACCCTCTACTACTACGTGGATGCCACCAAATACCTAAAAAGCGAGTACGGTCAAAACATGGCCGACTACGTCCCCATCCAGGCGGTCCTGCCCGCCAACGAGCGCGCCAAATTTCTCACCGACTTCCCCAAGCCGACCTACTGGCATGGCCTGCCCTTTGACCTCAGCGTAATTTTGCCCATAACCGTCACCAGCCGGACCCTTGGCCTCACCGCCAACGAGGAGCAGTTCGACACCGCAGGCACCTCACTGGGCTCAAACGACTGGGCGCTCAACACCGCAAAAACGGAAGGCGTGAACCGCCTCACCTTGGACGGCACCCTCACCGGCCTGCCATACCCCAGCTACGTGCCCGAGCTTGAATATTGGATAAATTCCAACGACGTGCCGCAGGAGACCTACTACGTGGACGACTATATCCAGGACAACTACTACGAGACCCTGCCCAACATACCCATAGCACCGGAGGAGATTACCGAGCGCAAGCGCATAAAGCTGGCGGAGGCCTGCCCGGACAATCTTTTTTTTGTCGCCTGGCGCAATTCAAAGGGCGGCTGGTCTTACTGGGCTTTTCAAAAGACTCAAGAATATAATAGCGCCGTAAAGATGGGCGCCATGTTTGGCACCGAGCCGGACGACCTGGAGATGGCCATGGAGCGCGAAGCAAGCACAATCATAGAGCACACCGAAAAGGTGACCGTAGGCGCCCGCGTGGAGGCCGAGGACGTGGTGGGCCTTAAATTTATTGAGAGCTCGCCAAAGGTCCAGCTACTACTGAACCCCTTCGACACCGTGAACGCCCCGAGCTGGCTAACTTTGAAAATAAACCCCAAGGGCACCAAGTACCGGAGCGACTCGCCTATGGTCGACGTCGAGTACGAGTTCTACCTACCCGACTACTACACCGTCCCCAACTAAGCCATGGCCCTGGACATCTACGTAAACGACGAAAAGCTCGACTTAAGCGCCGAGGCGGTCATAGCTTTGACCAAGCAAGTGGCCGACCTTAAAGCGTTCACGGTCATAAAGAGCAGCTTTTCAAATACAATCACGGTACCCATAACCGACACCAACCGCCGCGTGCTCGAAAATAGCCAGGTAGTGGTGAGCACTACCGAGCTGCCCTACCTTCGCATCCCGGTGAGCGTCTTCCAGGACGGCGTCCAGCTTATTGCCTACGGCTACGGAGTCATAGACGAGGCCGGCGAGAGCTTCAAGCTGGTAGTGTATGACGGCAATATCGACTGGACCACTGCCCTGGGCACCCTTCGCCTGGAGGACATGGACACCACCGACGCCGTGCACGAGTGGGACCTGGCGACCATAATAGACTCGCACACCTTCCCCGGCAAGATAGTCTACTCCTACCCTCCAGTGGTGGGTGGTCTATACGACCCCACCGCCGTGGACTTCATGCAGAGCTTTGTACCGCCCGACCTCTTTAACATTGCCTACTTGAGGCCTTACATGTTTATGAGCCAGGTCTTGGAGCGCATCTTTGACCAAATAGGCTACCAAATAGAGGGCGACATCCTAAGCGACACTCGCTACACGCGTGCCGTGGTGGAGTGCTCCCGCTTTGACTGGTCACGCAAGTGGTACGTGGGGCGCTACATTGCCAACACCATGAGCCACCTTAGCTCGAGAGCTCAAACCGGTTCGGGAGTGCGCTTTGGCTACCTTCAATTCATAGACGATACCAACGACGTGCTGGCCAACGCCAGCCTGGGCTTCAAAGTATTCGACCAACTAACCAGCCCCATAGCTGAGCCATATACCAACTTTAATAACCTAAACAAGCCAGGACGCTACCGGCTCAAGCTTACGCTAAATTTGAACGTGCTGGGCAGCGTGCAAGTGCTTGGAAACTTCTACCCTGCCAGCTCAGTCCAGTACGTGCTCAATTCGACCTACCCCATGACGCTGGTGCAAGGCTACACCAACCTCATAAACAACAACACGACCACCGTGCTGGAGGTGGACATCGAAATCCCCGAGCTCCTTACTTCCGGCTTCCAGCGTTTTTGGCTTAATTCAACGGCACCCAACCCCTCCAGTGTGGTCGACAAGTTCGACTTCAACCTCCTGGCAGGCTCCAAGCTCGAGGTGGTAGACTGGTTTGGCTCCGGCACCTTCACCTATGGCGACGTGGTAAATCTCGCCTTTAATTTGCCGGACATGAGCATGGTGGACTACGTGCGCGCCCTTTGCAACATGTTCGGAGTGGCTCCGGTGGGTGACCCAGTGGACAAAAAGGTCCGCCTGGTGGCATGGAATGACCTGGAAGCCCTCAAACCCTACGCCCTGGACTGGTCGGCAAAGTTCGACACGTCAAAGCCAGCACCCATAAAGCCACGCTTGGAAGGCTGGGCCCGCAAAAACAACTTCACCTACACACCCGACCCGGAGGGCTTTGTCGCCGGAGGCTTTGGAGATGGCTACAAGCTCATAGCCGACGAGTGGCTGCCCGAAAAAAGGGCGGCGGTCACCCTTCCATGGGCGGCAACGCAAACCAACGAGCAGGGCTGGCCCTTCGTGCTCCGCTCACTGACCGACTACGACCCTACCAACCCCCAACGCGATACCCATTTTGACCGGGAAGGACCCGCGCGCGTGCTCATAGTGGACTGGAACCCTGGCAGCATCAACATAGCCATGCCATCCACTGGCGTGCCCATCATAACCACGCTAACCAACTACCAGCGCGGCTACTTCATAAGCTCCACGGACCAGGGCCTGGACTGGGAGGGCAACCTCCTGCCGGACTACTACGGCTTTGTGGACTCCTTCATAGCCCAGCCTAAGCTGGTCACCTGCGAGCTCATGCTTACACCGGTGGACGTGCAGCAGTTTAGCCCCTTCGTGCCGGTCTACATTTCGAAGTTTAGCTCCTATTTTTTCGTCAACAAAATTAACAACTGGGTAAAAGGCAAGACCTGCAAGGTCGAGCTTATACGCATATAACACAAAAACATGGCAGAAGAAAAAAAGGTCCTGCTAAGTGTGACCCTAAACACGGACCAGTTCGTGCAGAAGGTCATCCAGGCCAAAAAAGTGCAGAGGGACTTCCAGGAAGAGGGCATAAGACTCGCCGAGCAGTACAAGCAGGCGGTGGAAGCGGGCAACACGGCAGCCATCGAGAGCTTGACCGTGGCCATAGAAAAGAACGCCGCCGAGCAAAGGGCTGCCAGCACCGCCACACGCCGGGCGCAGACCGACCTCACCAACTTGCAACTGGCCACCAACGCGGCAGCCGGAAGCTATGAGCAGGTGTACCAGCAACTGAAGGTTGCCGAGAACATGCTCAAGCAAATGGAGGGCACATTGAAGCGAAACGCCGACGGCACCGTGGAGCTCACTGAAGAGTACATCCGGCAAAAGCAAGAGGTGGAGAAAACCCGCGAGGCGCTCATAGGCTTCAACCAAGGCATAAACAACGGCGCGCTAAATGTGGGCAACTACACCAAGAGCGTGGTGGCAGCCCTGCAGCAGTCTAACCTTTTTGGCGACGCCATAAGCAAGTTCCAAGGCTATTTTGGAGCGGCCCAGCAAGGTGCTCAGCTCTTCCAGCAAGGTGTGCAAGTGCTTGGCCAAGGCTTCACCGACCTCAAAAACAACACCGGGACCTTCATTCAAGACGTAGGCAACAACTTCACCTCGGCCACTCAGTCAGTCAAGACCTGGGGCACCTCTTTGGTCAGTGCCAACAAGGAGGGCGAGAAGGTCCAGCAAACCGCACAAGGTGCCACCCTGGCCACCAAGGCTATGGGCCTGCTCACTGGCGCCACCAATATCTTCAAGGTGGCCCTAATTAGCACCGGCCTGGGCGCCTTTTTGGTCGCTGCCGGGGCCCTTGTCGCCTTCTTTACCAAGACCAAGGAGGGAAGCGAAAAGCTCGCCGTGGGCCTCAGTTTTCTCAAGGGCCTTTTGTCGGGCTTTGTCGACACCTTCGCCAGTGCCGGCAAGGTGCTCTTTGACACCATAAGCAAACCGCAGGACGCCTTCAAGGCACTCATAGCCTACGCCGAGAGCGTGGTGGTCCCCTACTTCAAGGGCCTGGGCAACATCATAGGCGGTCTCTTCACTTTTGACCTGGACCAAATAAAGGAGGGCTTCGGTGGAGTGGGCAAGGCAGCCACCAACGCGGTGGAACCGTTCAAAAAGGGCGCCGAGTTCCTGCAGGAGGCAGGAGCTAACGCCGCACGCGTGGCGCAGGAGACCGCGAAAATAACGGCCGAGCGTCAAAAGCTGACCGACGAGGAGCGCAAGGGCAAGGCAGCCTTGGAAGGTACCAAGGAGCTCATAGACGCCAAGCTCCAAAAGAGCAAGGACACGACCCTCAGCGAAGCCGAGCGCATCACCTTAATAAAGGAAGCCGGGGAGCTTGAGAAGGGCTACACCACCGAGCTCATAAGGCTGGCGCAGGCAAAGTACGACTTGAAAGTAAAGGAGAACGCCCTCACCGACTCCAGCGCCGAGGCGCTCCAGCAAGAGGCCGACCTACTCAAGGAGCTCAACAAGCTAAAGGGCGAGGCGGCAGTGCTGGACCAAAAGGTGGCCACCGAGGTCACTGCCCTGCGCAAGGAGGCGGCAGCCAAGGCCAAGCAATTGGCAGTCGACAACCTCAACAACGACATAGCGGCCCTCAACTTAAGGCTGGAAAAGGAAAAGCAAGCCGGCGAGGACACCTACAACACGCGCCTGGAGATACTGCAGAAACAACGCGACGCCGAGCTTAAAGGTCTCGAGGCGGGCAGCGTGCAGGCTTTGAAGGTGCAGAGCAACTACCAGCTCGCAAGCCTTCAGCTCACCCAGGAGTTCGAAGCGCAGCGCAAAGCCCTGCAGGAGCAAGCCATCGACGCCGAAATAGCGACAATCCTGGACGGCCAAACCCGGGAGTTGGCAGCCCAGGCGCAAGCCTACCAGCGCCAACTGGACCAAATTAAAGGCAATAGCGAAGAGGCCAACCGTATACGGCAGGCGCTGGCAGTGCAGAACGCCGACGCCGTGCGGGCCATAGAGCAAAAATACGCCCAGCAATCACTTGCCGACAAGACCAAGCAACTGGACGAGGCCCTCAAGCTGGAGCTGGACAATATCAACAAGGGAGCCAACCAAAAGCTGACCGAAATCACTAAGAACGGCGAGGCGGAGCTGAACCAATTGCGCATAAAGCAGGAGCAGGGACTGGTGAGCGAGGAGGAGATAATCAAAAGAACCGAGGAGATTGAAGCGGAAAAGGCCGCCATCGAGGTGGATGCCATAAACCAGCGACTACTTGCGAACCAAAACTATGCCGCCACGCGTAAAGTGAACGACGCCCTATTCTACCAGGAGGAGCAGGCGGCCCTGGACCTTCAACTGGCCAATAAGGAGCTGACCGAGGCGCAGTACAACGAGCGCAAGGCGGCCCTGGAAAAACAAAGAGCCGAGACCACCAAGGCCACCGAGGTGCAGACATCGCAGTCCATAGCCAACGAGACGGCGGCCGCAGACCAAAAGAGAGTAGAGAGTGCCCTCAAGACCGACAAACAAATAACCGACTCGAAGCTCCGGTCCTTAAAAGCGCAAAAGGAGGCCAACAAGCAACTGCTGGCCGACACCGGCAGCCTTATTAACGGCGTGGCCGACCTTTTGAGCAAGGACGAGGCGAGCCGCAAAAAGAACGCCGGAGTTCTTAAAGGCCTGGCGCGTGCCCAGGTCCTGCTAAACCTTTACCAGGAAATTAGCAACATCATGCAGGGCGCCTCTAAAGACACGGCGAAAACCGGAGCCTTCGGAGGTGCTGCCGCCTATGCCGTGGCTGCGGGCCTCATAGCCTTGAGCTCGGTGAAGGCCTTCGCCAACCTACAAGCCATCGACGCGCAGCAGTTTGCCGGTGGTGGCTTCACGGCCGGAGGTGGTGAGCCCACTACCTTGGGCGCGGTCATGCAAAACTACAACCCCACCGTGGCCCCCGGCTTCGAGGGTGGCATGGTGAGCCGGCCAACTATTTGGAACCTGGCAGGAGAAAAGGGCGCCGAGTACGTAGCACCCGCCTGGCAGCTACGCCAAGCTCCGGGCCTCTTTTCCATGCTTGACAACTGGCGCACCTCCCGCGTGCGACCCTTTGCCGACGGTGGCTTCACATCTACAACCATGAGCAACCCCCTACTGGATGGGGCGCTCTTTGAGGAGTCCATTGCCAGGGGCTTCGCCTCCGCCCCGGCGCCAGTAGTGACTGTTGAGGACATTAACATAGCACAAACCCGCGTAAACCTTGTTGAAAGTCGTGCGAGTATCTGACCTGCTCCGAAATTTGGAGGAGGAGGACAAACTGAAGGCGCTGGTGAGCGCTGGAGTGGTGAGCACCACCGTGCTCAGCTACTACGAAATTGTCAAACTTTTAGAGGAAAAAGCCGCCAAGCGCAAAAGGGCCAAAAAGCTGACCCTGGTCAGTGAGGTGGCGCACGAGTTCCGCGTGGAGCAGACGACCGTCTACCGGGCGCGCTCCTTCATGGCCAAGGAGCTGGGCAACTTTGCATATAAGCGGGAAAACCCCGACGCCAAAAGCACGTAAATTTGGCCAAATGACTATACTCGACAAAAAAGGCAAAAGAGTGGCGCACCTGCACGTCTTTGGTGAGGTGGCCAACTTCCAAACCCCCGAGGCTTCCGGCATGGGCGTGGTCAGCATGACGACCATCAAGCACGAAGTGGAGGCCGCAGGCGGTCCTTCGAAATTCGACGAAATCTTCGTCCACATCAATAGCCCAGGCGGTGAGGTCTCCGAAGGCTTCGCCATCTACAACTACCTGGTAGGCCTTGGCAAGCCCATCACAACACAAGCCGACGGCATGGTGGCCTCAATTGCCACCGTTATCTTTTTATCCGGCACCACCCGCAAAGTTTACAAAACCACCGACTTCATGATACACAACCCCTGGACCATGGTGGTGGGTGACGCGGACCAAATAGAGAAAAACGTCGAGCAACTGCGCCGCGTGGAGGCTAACCTCATAGACTTCTACGTCCAGCATACCAAGGCCGAGCGCCAGCACCTGGAGCAGCTCATGGCTGCCGAGAGCTATCTAAGCGCGGAGCAATTGGTCCAGCTTGGCTTTGCCACTGAAGTGGTCGAGCCGGTGAAGGCCTTCGCAAAAGTGAACACAACCCAAAACCATATAAACATGAACAAATTGAAAAACGTAGGCAAGCACTTCGCTGCCGCCTGGGCTGAGCTCACTCGCCTGGGAGTACCCATGGCTGCTACCGTAATGACGGCAGACGGCCAAGAGCTGGAGATTGAAATGGGAGACGCTACCGAGGTGCAGGTGGGTCAGTCCGTAATGATAGCAGGAGAACCAGCACCCGACGGTGAGTACATGCTCGAGAACGGCTCCAAAATCATGGTAGCCGCCGGTATCATTACCGAAGTCATGCCTGCCGAGCCTGCCACTACTCAAGAGGAGGCACCGGTAACCGTAGAAATTGAGGCGCTAACGGCCGAAATTGAGAACCTCAAAGCACAACTTGCCGACAAGGACACCGAAGTGGCTGAAATCGTAGCACACCTCAAAAACATCAAAACCAACTACACCCCGGCAAAGCGTGCCGCCGCCCCTTTGGCAAGCGCCGAGCCAGTGAAACAAGCGCAGAGCGCCCTCACTAAAGAGGACGTAAAGGCCGCCATTGCTAAATTCAACAAAAAATAACCAAAAAAAACAATTTAAAACGACACCGACATGGCTGCAATAGTCACAAACCTACCAACACTTGACCCGCTGGTGCTGACCAGCATCTCCGAGGCCCTCTTCGAAGGCTTCGCCCAGCACATGAACATCACACGCTACCACAATGTAGTGCCAGGCATCAAAGCCGGCAAGCAATTGGTGACGTTCAACCGCCACACTGGCCTCGCAGGCTTAAAAAAGAGCAACTGCGACACGACTGCCAACACAAATTGGACCATCCCAACCACCGACAAGACCTGGACGCCTGCCTACATTAGCGACCGCTTCGAGGAGTGCTACGACAACTACATGGAGACCTTTATCCGCTGGGGACTTAACAACGGCGTAAACAAGGCAGACTTGACCGGCACCGAGCTGGCCGCCATGATAACCCAACAAGTGAGCGACCTATTGACTGAGGTGGCTATCCGTCATGCTTGGTTTGGTGACACTGGCATAGTGGCCGGAACTGGCAACAACTTAGCCGCCGGTGACCTTCCCTACTTCAACGCAATCGACGGCTTTTGGGCTCAATTGTTTGACCTTGCAACGGCAACCCCTGCCCGCTTGAGCGTAGGCCTTGGCACCAAAAACGGCCAAGCCACTATCGCGCTGCAAAAGTTTAACGCTACCGACACTACCAACATGGTGGCAAGCAACACCCTCGACCAAATGTACTACGACGCCGACATGGTCTTACGTGGTCAAAACAAGGCCGACATGGTATACCTGGTGACGCAGTCAGTATACGACCAATTCGAGCGCGAGCGTAAAAAAGTAGGCGGTGGCGCAATTTTGGAAGCCTACCGCAGAGCTGAGGACGGCGTGCCAATGTTGCAGTGCAACGGCATAGACGTCATCGGCGTACATGACTGGGACCGCAACATCGTGACCTACTTCGAAGACGGCGGCGCGTACACCTTGCCACACCGTGCAGTCTTGACAACCAAGACCAACATGCTTTTGGGCGTGGAAGAGGCCGGAAACCTTAGCGAGTTCGACGCATGGTACTCAAAAGACAACGAGAAGTATTATATAAAATTCGGCTTCTCAGTGGATGCCAAGGTGGGCGTGGACAACTTGACCCAAGTGGCTTATTAATTAACCGCTAAAACGAAACGAAAAACATGAGCAACTTCATAAACAACACCAACATGCGCATAGCCCGCAGCCTTATCACTGCCATCCTTTTCTCCTTGGTCTTCGGTACCCTGGTGGGAGGAGACAACACCGCGCTGAGCTTGTCAGTGGCAGCGGTGAGCTTCATGGGCGGCATAGCCGTCTCCTTGGGCTACACTGCCAACGAGCGCCGCAACCTGGCCATGAGCGCCTGCGGTACAATCACGGCAGGCATAGAGCTGAGCTGCGACGACCCGCTGGTAGCCGGAGTGGATGCCACCTTCTACATTGCCAACAAAGACGAAATCGCGAGCATCACCTACGACCCCTCTAACCCTATGCTGGCCACCGATATCACCATGGTAGCCACCAAGACCTTCTACACTATTGAAGGGCAGCTCCAATCCACTGAGCCGTTGGCAGCCATGGTCAAGGGCAAGTACGTAAACCAATGGGAGCACACGGTCAGCTTCTTAATTTTCAAAATCGACCCCGCCACAAAGAACCAAATCCTAAAATTGAAGGACGGCAACTTCGTGTGTATTGTGAAAAACAACTACACCGGAGCCACTGGCGACGCGAAGTACGAAATTTATGGAGCTGGTGCCGGTCTAAAGGCTGACGTAATCGAGCGCAACCCCAACGACACCGAGAACCTTGGAGCGTTCAAAATCACATTGAAGACCCAGGAGTACGCCCGCGAAGGCAAGAGCCCGGTAAGCTTCTTTGACACCGACCTTGCCACAACTGAGGCAGCAATCGCGTCACTTATCTAAGCAGACCCTGCAAACGGTTAAAAAAAAAGAGGGGGGCGCATATCCGTGCCTCCCTCTTTTGGTTAAATTTAGGGCATGACCCAAAGCGACCAAATAAAGCAAGAAATCCGGGGCTTTTTGGACACCACACCAATAGCCAAGGTGCTCACACAAGACAAAGCGCAGCGCATGCTGGTGAACCTATACTACCAAACTACCGGCAGGCTCCTGGACTGCGCAGGGTGCGGCAATAGCGTCAAGGCGGCCCTGGCCGAGCTTGACATAATAAGCAAATCGGACAAGGACGTCGACTACTATAAACCCAAGCGTATGAACTACATATTAAAAGAAAAAACACGCGTTTACGTTTCCTGCCTGGGCATGATGGTGACGCCTCACAACTGCACCGACAACAATGCCATGGCCATGCTGGGCGAAAACCCGGACCTGGAGAACCGCTTCGAAAAGCTACCCAAGGACTGGAAGGAGGCCAGCAACGCCTACTACATAAAGATGCGGACACCTGGCAGCAAGCGCACCCAGGAGCCGCCAAAAGAAGCTCCGAGGGCGGCCCAAGCCGTGACGGTATCGGAAGAGCCGCCGACCGCCAAAGCCGTCCCCTCGGAACCCAAAGAGGAGCCTAAGCCAGTGGCTAAAGCTCCGGGAAAGCCTACCAAGGTGGAGCCATCAAAACCTAAAGCGAAAAAAGCTAAAAAGGGCAAAAAATGAAGGTAACCGTGCCAACGTCGGCCACGCTCCGCGTCAAGCCGAAGGACAACACCAGCCTGGGCATACAAAACTATGACCTGGACAACGCCTACCCCCAACGCGTGCGCAACATCATAGCGGCGAGCGGCACCGGCAGCGCCTGCTCCGAGCTTCTCAAAAAGTACCTGCGAGGCCGAGGCTTTGCCAACGAGTTCCTGGAGGACGTAGTCATAAACCAACGCGGTGAGACCCTTGGCGACCTTCACAACCTACTGACCGAGGACCGGAGCTTCTTTAAGGGCTTCGCCTTCCACGTCGGCTACAACGCCGCCCTGCAAGTGACCAGCCTCACCCACGTGCCTTTTGAGTATATCCGCCTGGGACTGCCCGACGACACTGGCGCGGTGGCTGAAGCCGCCATCCATCCGGACTGGGCCAAGCAAAGCGGCAAGCCCTTCAACCAGGGCGACATCAAGCGCGTGGACCTTTACACCGACAACCTGGAGAAAACCCTGGCCCAAATTGACAAGGCCGGCGGCTTTGACTACTGGAGCGGGCACCTGCTCTACTTCAGCGAGAGCGGAGTGAACACCTACCCGCCTGCCGTATGCGACTCGGTCCTGGAGGACATCATAACCGACGCCGGCATAAAGGTGTGGAAAAATAGGGGCGTGTTGACCGGCTTTTCGGCCAACCACATCCTAATGTACAAGGGCGAATTTGAAAGCGACCACGCCCGCCAGCAATTTATTGAAGACATAAACCAGTACCAGGGCGCCGACAACGCTCACAAAATCATGGTGGTGGAAGTGCCGACCGAGGAGTCCATCCCGGAGCTCAAAAAAATAGAGCAAGTGAGCACCGACAACCTTTTCCAAGTGACCGAGGCCACCGTAATGGAGAACATTATAAGACGCTACCACCAACCCAGGACCCTGCACGCCATAGCCACACCCGGCAGCCTTGGCCTATCCAAGGAGTGGGAGGAGGCGAAAATCAACTACGACGAGCGGACCGAAGAGGAGCGAAAGCGCATACCCTCAGTCATATCCAAGGTCATGAGCTCCTGGCATGAAGGAGACCCGGCAGCGGGCAACGCCTACGGCTACACCGTAGTCCCAATCACTGGCTTCTCAGCCAAGCGCGAAACCAAAACCCTCAGCGAGGTGCTGCCTTCGGACTCAGTCAAGGAGGTGCGCGCCATAATTGAAAGCACTACGCTCACCACCGAGCAAAAAATCAACATAATTGTGGCCAGCTACCCGGTCGAGCGCAAGGTGGCCGTGGCCATGGTAACCGGCAGCAACTAAATGGACCAACTTAACCTATTAATAGGCAAGAGCGACTTCGAGCCCTACCTACAAGTGAGCGTAAACCTCAAGGACGAGCGCCACTTGGCGCCTCATATCCTGCAGGCGCAGAATTTGGACATTAAGCCGGTACTGGGCAACGCCTTATACACCGACCTGGTCAAAAACTACACCGACACGAACTACCAGGAGCTGCTAAACGGCGGCGAGTACGTAAAAGACGGCAAAACCTTGAGCTTCCAAGGCCTCAAGGCAGCCATAGCGAGCTACTCCTATGCCCGCTACATTTATGCCCGCAACGCCGTAGACACGCCCTTCGGCATGGTGACCAAAACCAGCGACTACACCACTGCCGTGGATGCCAAGACACTGACCCAGGTAGCTAATTTTGCCCGAAATAGTGGCGAGCACTACCTCCAGGAGGTCGTGGCTTATCTTAATGACAACACCGACGAGTTCCCACTATGGACCGGGTCCTGCGGCAACCGCATGAACGGCAAAAGGTCCTACAAAATCACACCAGCCTCACGCTTCTAAACATGGCACTAACCGACATTTTACTGCGCTATACTGCGCACCCACCCCTCACCACCAAGGGCAGCGAGCTCACCTTCGTGGAAGGCGACGCCAACCTCATCGAAATATACGAATACCTGCAAAGCCTGGCCAGTGCCGGAGGCATAGCACCCTGGAACGCGGGCACGACCTACAACGGCACGACCTACGTCACCTTTTCGGGCAACCTATGGCAGCATGTGACCAGCAGCTCGACCGGCATCACACCGGGCACCAACCCAGCAGTGTGGGCTTTGACCTCCATAGGTCAGCTGGCGCACGTCCAAAACACTGACGCCTACCTCGACTTCGGAGGTGCCAACCAGGTGAGCGCCGCCGAGCTGAAGGCTTTGCTAAATGACCACTACAAAACCGTGACCCGCGCCGTAGCCATAACCCAGCGCAACTCGGCAACCCTCAAGCCTGGCTACTGGTACTACATAAGCGACGAGCGCATAGCCCTACACGCCACCAGCGTGAACGGCCTCAGCACTTCGGGCTACTTCTTAGCCTACGACGCTGACTATGGAAACGCCTCCGGCAGCATGTTGGTGGCCTCTACCGACGCAATTTGGGGCGACACCTCCAGCTACTGGTGGAGCGACGTGGTGGCGACCTACCCAGTGGCGGCCAACCGCATAGGGAAGCACTGCATATACCGGGGCAAGCACTACCGCAACCTCACCGGCAGCAACCACCCAAGCGACGCGCCGGACGTAGACACGACCAACTGGGTGGTGGCCACTACCGGCCACGCCAGCTACCGCCGCAACGTGGACGCGGTCATTTACGACATAGACACCAACGAAATCATGCAAAGGGCCGACAAGTACGGCAACCTGGTCAAGCGTGGCATGTTTGTGACCACGCCGCTCGAGGCTCAATTCCAATTTGGCAACGTGAACGTGAAAAACAACGTATTTTTGGCCAACGCGGACATAGCCTTCAACCGGGGCAGCATCTACAACAACTACGTGGACCCAGGCAGCTACCTCAGCGTCATCGACAACGGTGCCAACGGTACCTTGACCAGCGCCAGCTTCAGCTATAACCACCTGGTAAGCTCCAACGTAGCCGTGAATGGCAACGAGGGCGCCATAGGAGGCAACCGCTTCAACCATGGCAACGTAAACGTGAACGGCCAAGCCAACACTGGACTGATTAATAACTGCGAGTTCACACGCTGCAACGCCACCACCTTCAGCACCAACGACGCCAACTTCACCTACTGCAGCTACTCCAACCTGGACACGGTGGAGCTGGGCCTGGTGGGCACTTCCGGAGCCGTGTGGCTTCGAGGCACTTTTGACCGTGACGTAAACTATGACGGTTTAGCCGGCACCAGCTACTTGACCATAAGCAAAGGGCTCAGTGAGTTCAGCTATGGCTTATCAATAGCCGACGTCGACACGGCCTTCAATTATGAATATAAGGACAAGGTGGAGCTGAACATAGGCGGCACCGGTACGGCCACTGTGGACTTCATAGACGCCAAGCACTACAACAAGGTGGTGAAAATCGCACCCGACTCGGGCAGCATCCTGGTGGTGGACTGCGGACCTGGCAACATCATGAGCTTGGACGGCACCACGACCACCTACACCCTGGACGGCAGCAACGGCGACTACATGCTGGGAGTTTACACCGCTGACGACTTTTTCGAAATCATAAAAATAGCACAACCATAAGCTGAGCCATGGTAAAAGGAGAAAGCAAAAAGCTGACCATAACGGTCCTAAACAAGGCCACCGGCCTGCCAGTGGACTGCAGCGCTGCCACCGGCATCATGGTGGGCTGCTATCATGAAGGCAACAAGGTGGTGGGCAAGTGGAGCCTGGTGAGCAAGCCAGGCTTCGGCGCCGTGGACATAACCAACGCCAATACCGGCGTGCTGGTGGTCTACCTTAGTCCATCGCAGACCCTGGAGGCCATACGTCAAAAGAACATGAAGGCCGAGGTGGTGGTCAGCTTTACCAACGCCGCCTACCCGGACTCCAAGCAAATAAGCATAGACACCAATATCGCCGTGCAGGAGGTGGAAAATTCAATTTTTGAAGGAGTAGACCCAACCACATGAGCGAGCTCACCGCCATAGCCCACCTGGAGCTGGACATAGAGACCACCGCCCTGCTGGAGCTGGAGCTGCTGGCCTTGGTGAACATCACAAGCGACTCACCGGTCGAGCTTCCCCAGCTGCTTATTGACTCCTTGGACGGCGGCGAGCCTTCCGACTTAACCTATACACCAATAAACGCCCAAGGCCTTACCGGTCTGAGCGGCGGCACACCATAAAAGAAAACCATGGCAGAAGTAAAAATCCGCATGCGAGTGAAGCGCGCCGACCTGGCGACCTGGACCAGCGTAAACCCTACGCTTGAGATGGGCGAGGTGGGCTACTTTACCGACGAGACCAAGTTCATAATAGGCGACGGAGTGACCCCAGCCATGACACTATGGAATAACCTGGTGAGGTGGTCACCCGAAAGTGAAAGCGGAGCAGGCGGTGGAGTGCTTAGCGCCACCGAGTGGGACGCCAACCATGTTAGCGCCCTGGGCAACGAGTACCAAGTAGGCGACCTTGTCTACTACTCGGGCAACGTCTACCAGTGCATAGCCACTAACGACTCCATAATCCCAACCAACGCCAGCTACTGGACCAACCTGGGCGGCGGCAAGCGTTTGGCGCAAGCTTTGGCCGACTGGACTGCAGCCACCGGACCCACGCAAATACTAAACAAGCCCGCCAACATAGTGGTGGGAGTGACGGACGACGGCGCCGGCGGCATCCTGGTGGACAATACCGACCCCGCCAACCCGGTCTTGAGCTTTACTGGAGTTACCACCGACGGCACCACCATAGGCGGCAACGGCCTGGACCAGCCGCTCTTCTCTTTGCTGCCTGCCGACTCCTTCACGGTGAAAGCTACGGCGACCGACTACAACCCCAACACGCTCGACGCTAAAATAGCGTGCACCCTTGACAATAGTCTAAACATAGCAGCCCTGGCCCCTTCGGGCTACGAGTACATAGACATAGGCGTAAACTGGGCGCCGCGCGTGGTATTCGAGTGTAAGAACACCGACTCGGTGAGCTTGAATGTAGGCGACCCGGTCTACATTAGGGGCATGGTGGGAGCCACCCAGGTCTTTGAAGTGGGACGTGCCGACGCCTCTATCCCGAGCAGGATGCCGGCGGTGGGCATAACCTTGGGCAGCATGGCAGTGAACGGCATGAGCGCAGTCATAGCCATGGGGACCTTTTTACAAATAACCACCGACCCCATCGACGGCGTGACGCCTACCCCCAACCAAACATTGTACGTTAAGCCTGGGGGCGGACTGACCACCACCAAGCCAACCGGCACCGACCTCATCCAAAACATAGGCAAGGTCGGCAAGGTGAACGGCGGCGGAGCTGGCAGCATTATTGTCTCGGCCATCATGCGCACCAACGACCTGCCCAACATTGCCAGCGCCAAGCTTTGGGTGGGCAACGCCTCCGGCGTTCCTACGGCCCAGTCCTTGAGTGGCGACGTTACCATGGACAACGCGGGCGTGGTGACCATAGCCAACGACGCGGTGACCTTTGCCAAGTTCCAAAACATAACCGCCAAAAAGCTCCTGGGCCGCACTTCGGCCACTGCCGGAGACATGGAAGAGGTCGACCTCAGTGCCGACGCCAGCCTGGGAGGTGCCGGAGCCAGTGGCTCAGTGGTGAGCTCGCAGGCGGCCGTCAAGTCATACGTGGACACCGGCCTGGCAGGCAAGGAGCCGACCCTCACCAAGGGCAACTTGACCGAAGCCACCAGCTCAGTGCTGACCATAACCGGCGGCAGCTCGGCGGTCATAGGCGCAGGGGCCAGCATCCAGGTCAAGCAAGCAAGCGCAGGCCAAAGCGGCTACCTAAGCAGCACCGACTGGTCCACCTTCAACAATAAAGGAGCGGGCACGGTCACCAGCATAGCCACCAGCTCACCCATAACCGGCGGCACCATAACCGGCAGCGGCACCATAGGCATAAGCGACGCGAAGGCAGACTCCTTGACCAAGGGCGCGGCCAGCTTTAACGACTCGGACTTCAGCGACAACGGCAGCGGCCTCATAAGCCTGGACTATACCAACGGCCAGGCAGCGACCTCTTCAACCAAGGGCTACTTGACAAGCACCGACTGGTCGACCTTTAACGGCAAGCAGGACGCCCTGGTCAGTGGTACCAACATCAAAACCATAAACGGCTCCAGCATACTTGGCTCCGGAGACCTCGACACCGGCTACACCCTCCACGTGCAAGCGCTCACCAGCTCACCGGCTGACGCTGCCACCATATATTTCGGCAACCTACCCAAGGCACCGGTGACGGCAGCAAACACTTCAAAGGTGTATATTCCAAGAGCTGGGTCTATAAAAAGAATAGAGATATATTGCTACTCCGGAACCGCCGGCACGGCTGAAAACTGGAGCGGCTACATAAGGCTAAACAATAGCACCGACACCCTCATAGCTACGGTGGGAGCTGCAACCAACGAGCGCCGCTTCTCCAACACTGGGCTGAGCATAGCCGTGGTGGCCGGTGACTACTTCGAGATTAAATTCATTAACCCAACATGGAGCACTAACCCACTGACCACGATTTTTGGCGGCTATGTTTACATTGAATAAATGAATGATTGCACGACATGGGCATAAAGTTCGACGAAGGGACCCGGGAGTCCATCAAGTGGCTCATGGGCATAGTGGCCTCGGTCATGATTATGCTCATAAAGTTTACCTTGGACACGGTAAACAAAAAGCAGGAGGACCAGGGCGTCAAGCTCGACAAGGTGTACGAGCTGAACCTCAAACACGAGGAGCGTATCATCAACATGGAGCGCAGGGTGGACAATAACGAGAAGGAGCTCCGGGAGCAGCGCATGCGCTACTGGGAGCTCGCTGGTAAAAAGTACCGGGAAGACTTCGACCGGCAAACCGAAGAGATGGAAAAAATAAACAACTAAGAGGTGGCAAATTTCGACAAAGCATACGCCAAGGTTATGAGCTGGGAGGGCGGCTACGTCTTCGACCCCATGGACCGGGGTGGTGAGACCTACTGCGGCATCACACGGCGCTGGTACCCTAATTGGTCCGGCTGGCACCTTATTGACGACCACAAAAAAAAGCTACTTTTTCCCGACTCACTGGCGGCAGACATCGACCTCCACCGCATGGTGAAGGAGTTCTACCGCGTGGAATACTGGGACTCGGTCAGCTTCGGAAAAATAACCGACCAAACCATAGCCGAGGAGCTCTTCGACACGGCGGTCAACATGGGCAAGCGGGCGGCCATAAACGACCTCCAGCGCGCCTTCAATTTACTAAACAACAACGGCAAGCTGGGCGCTGACCTGGTCACCGACGGCGTCATAGGCAACAACACCATGAAGGCGGTGAACGAGTACCCATACCCGGCAGCCATAGCCAAGGTGCTGAACGGCCTGCAGTTCGTCCGCTACTTAACCATAACCGAAAAGGACCCAAGCCAAGAGCGCTTTTTCCGTGGCTGGCTTAAAAGAGTAACCATGTAAACCATAAACCCATGACCCAAATACTCCTGCTTTTTATTATCTTCGTCCTGGTGCTGCTCATAGCACTGGCATGGACTAAGGGCATAGACCACATGCAACGCAACCACCCCGACTACAAAGGAGACGACTTTTTGGACGAACCCTTCTAAACCAACCAACCCATGGGCATAGGCAAGCTCTTTGGCGACCTCATAGGAGGCGCCGGCAAAGACATCATAAAAGGAGCCACTGAGCTCATAGACGAGGTCACCTACTCCAAGGAAGAGAAGGAGCAGGCAAGGCGTGAGTGGGAGCGCCAGGCCACCGAGACCTTCATAAAACTGCAGGAGGTGGTGAACCAGGCAGAGGCGAAGTACCTGGACGACCTGGCAAGCGCCCGCGACATGCAGAAGGCGGCCCTGGCGCAGGACGACCTTTTCAGCAAGCGCTTCACCTATTACTTCATAACCGCCTGGAGCGTCTTTTCCATGGCCTTCATTATAGGCGTGACCTTTTGCACCATACCGGAGACCTCGCAGCGCTTCGCCGACACAATCTTGGGCTTTTTGCTGGGCACGGCCATAGCTTCGGTCTTCCAGTTCATGGTGGGCAGCACGCGCAGCTCCAGGGCCAAGGACGAGACCATAGGCACCATGGCGCGCAAGCTCATGGGCGGGGAAGCCGCTCCCTAATTTTGCAAAAAATTGAATAAATACCCGGCTAAACTTTACTAATTTAGTCCGGGTGCTTAATTGGGTTTAGGCAACCGTGGAAGGGGGCCGGCTCCGTAGGCTGGCTCCCGACTACGTAAAAAAAAGACAACCATGGACCTACTAAAAAGCAAGACAGTGCTGGCAGCTTTGGGCTTCTTTGCCCTGGCCATAGCCGTCTACTTAAAAAGTGACGACCTAAACAAGGCGGTGGAGTTAATACTCACCGGCGTGGGCTTTTTGGGACTGCGCCAGGCCTTGACCAAGTAAAGGGGCGGGCCTTCAAATCATGTTCAATCTTTGGTTAGTCGCTCAAGGACTGGCCCGCCCTGCCTTTTTTTATTGGTAAACCGCGCAAAAGCTCCTTTTTTGGGGCCTTTTGTGTTTTTTATGCGCTTAATTTTCAACATGTTCAAAAATAATTTACCAACATGCTTGGAATTTACACCCGCGCCCTATATTATTGCACTCATAAACCACACCAAAACCCAAAAAGATGGACCAAAACCTACAAACCGCGACCCGCTACGTGCTGGTCAAGTACCCCAACGGCAGCCGCGTGCCTGCCTACTTCAAGGGCTTCATGTTTGGCATGCCATGCTTTGGCGGCAGCTCCCAGGCGCTGACCTTTACCAGTGCCCAGCAAGCCATCGCCTACATGAACACCATGCCAAAATCGCTAACCCTTCAACTACTTGAACTATGAAGCACTACCAGGTCACCGTCCAGGTCCGCCCATCCGGCGAAACCTTCCAGCACTCCATGCTGGCCAGTTCCATGGCCCAAGCCATCCGCCAAAGCGTCTACCAACGAGCCGCAGGCCTTGAAATCGACCCCGAAGCCATCCGAGTCCTAAGCGTTAAACCCTATAAATTGACAATACCTAAACCCTAAAAACATGGAGCCCAAAACACTCAAAGAGCAGCTTGAACAAATAGACGAGCTGCACAAGTTCACCGACCTACTCAAGGAGGCCAACATCATGCAGAAGGACACCGACATGCCCCTCAGCGTCTACTTCAAGGTAGTCGACCTACTGCAGAAGACCTACATGGTAGGCTACCGCCACGGCAACGCCACCGCCTGCGCCATCTACAACTTCACTAAACCCAACACCTAAACCAATGACAAAAAAAACAAACCCCGAAGCGGTCCAGGTGACCGCCGTCACCCCCGAGGTGACCATCGTGCCCATGGACTCCGGAGTCTTCGGCAACAAGGACAACTTCGAGCACGGCCAGCGTGTGGCCATGATGCTCACCAAGAGCGAGCTGGTGCCGGACACCTTCCGCGACAAGCCCGCCAACGTCATGATAGCGCTCGAAATCGCCAACCGTGTGGGCGCCTCGCCGCTCATGGTCATGCAAAACCTCTACATAGTGCACGGCAGGCCTGCCTGGTCTTCCCAGTTCCTAATCGCAACACTAAACGCCTGCGGCCGTTTTTCAGCCCTACGCTACGAAGAGGACGAGCAGGACGGTGGACGGACCCGAGCCATAGCCACCGACAAGCGCACCGGCGAGCTTTGCCTGGGCGCATGGGTCAGCGTCAACATGGCCAAAAAGGAGGGCTGGTACGAGAAAAAGGGCAGCAAGTGGCAGACCATGCCCGAGCTCATGCGCCGCTACCGTGCTGCGGCCTTCTTTACGCGTCAATTTGCGCCCGAGGTCTCCATGGGCTTCCACACCTACGAAGAGGCCACCGACGTGACCACCAAAGAGACCGCCGAGAAGGTGAAGACCAACCAGGAGGTGGAACGCCTGCGCGCTTTAATCGACAAGGCCGACACCAAGGAAAAGCTGGACAAGCTCCGCCCACACGTGGAAAAATACCCCGAGCTGGAGGAGAGCTTCAACGAGGCCCTTATGTGGATGGCCGAGTCTTCCATGATGGAAAAGGAGGTGCAAGGTGAGATTTAAGGCAAGGGCAAGCGGCGCCGGTCATATCATGACCGACCCGAAAAAGGGCAGCAAGGACCCACTGAGCAAGACCGCGCAGAAGTACGTCCGCGAGCAGTGGATTGTGGACAAGTACGGCAGGCGCCGTGAGCTGACCAGTAAGGCCATATCCAAGGGCATCCTAAACGAGGAGCAGGCCATAACCATGCTAAGCCTCCACCTGGACGACTTTATCGTAAAAAACGAAGAGACCAGGACCAACGACTGGGTGACCGGAACCGCCGACGTCATTCATGGCGACACCGTCTACGACTTAAAATGTAGTTACGACATTTGGACCTTTAGCGAGGCTGAGCTCACCGACCTCTACGAGTGGCAGCTCCGGGTCTACATGGAGCTCTTTGAGGTGCCTAAGGCCTGCCTGGTGTACGTGCTCACCGACGCCCCGGACTCGGTCATCGACGCCGAGCTGCGGAGTGCTATTTGGAAGATGGACTCGGCCGACGTGGACGTGCTAAGCATACGGCAGGCGGTGGCGCACCAGCTCACCTACCAGGACATCCCACAAGCTGAGCGCATCAAAACCTTCACGCTTGAGCATGACCCCGAGCGCATGGCCGAGCTTTACCAGCGCGTAGAGCTTTGCCGTCAATTTTACGACACCCTCACCCTATGAAAAAAAAGACCGGCGCGCCTTTACTCATTTGCTGCTGGACCTGGTACCTGGCCATAGTTTCGGACCTAACCGGGCACCCGCGCGAGGCCGTCGGTCTCTTTTTTTGGACAAAATTTGTCCAACATCAAAAAAAACTTGGAGCAACCTCCAAAAATAACTTGAACATTTACGACCTTAGCCTCGCCGAGCTGGAGCAGCTCCTGGAGACCGTGCACCGGTGGACCACCGAAAACCTGCGCATTCACCTGCCCAAGCCCTGGCAACATTAACCTAAACCCAAACCCAAAAGCATGGCCAAGCGCTTCACCAATTCAGACAAGTGGCGACGCCCGGACTTCCGAAAACTGGAGCCCGAGCTCAAGCTGCTCTACCTTTATATTTTTGAAAACTGCGAGCACACCGGCACGTGGGAGGAGGACATCGACATGGCCAACTTCCAAACCGGGCTAAACTTAAACCGCGACCAGGTCCGCCAAGCCTTGGATGGCCTGCTCATTATAACCAGCCACCGGGGCCGCGTCCGCTACTTTTTGCCCGACTTTATCGAGGACCAGTACGGCGAAACCTTCAACCACCACAACAAGGTCCACGCCAGCGTAGTGGATAAGCTCGAGCGCTTTGGCATCCTATACACTGAAGGCGAGCCTTTTACCTTTACGTGCGAAATCCTGCAAGGACTGCCGAAGACTGCCGAGGACTTCCGAAGTCTTCCGAAGTCTTCCGAAGACTGCCAAACCCCTCCGAGCTCCTGCCATGGAGCTAAGGAAATAGAAAAAGAAAAGGAAAAGGAAATAGAAAAAGAAAATAATAAAAAGGAGTCGAAAAAAACGAAAAGCGAGCACCACCAGCTTGTCGACCGCTTCGCCACCTTTTGGTCCAGTGACATGGGCGTGCCCGGCGCCCCGCTAAACTTTTCCGCAGCCGACGGCGCCGCAGCCAAAAAGCTCCTGGCGTATCTTAGCGACCTGGAAGCGGTGAAGGAGGGCCGCAAGACACCCATGGAGGTGTGGGACTATATCCTGGACCACTGGCACCAGCTCGAGCCCTTCTACCAAAAGCAAATAAAGCTCCCGCAAATCGTTGGCAACATGCCCAACATCATAAGACAACTAAACCCAAAAAATAAGCCCCAACATGGAAAACAAAACCAACCCAGCGACATATCCCAGCTCGCTGACAACATTCGAAAAGCTCGAACTGCTACCGCTTCATGAGATGCCTACACCGGCCAACCTCACGCTGGCCGTGGACATGGAGGCGCCAACGGTAAGGGACTGGCTAAACCAGGACCGCACCAAGGCGCTTATGGAAGTGGCCGCGGAGCTGGTGCTCTTTGCCGACGTCATAAACGTGAAGGACAACATAAACCCGGAAAAGGCCAAGCGCATGGCGGAGCTTTTCCTGGACATGCCCGAGACCCATGGCCTCAAGCTCCCGGAGCTGCGCATCTTTTTCCGCGACGCCTTCAACTTCCGCTTCGGTCAGCTCTATGGTGGCTTTGGATGGAATGACCTGGCGGTGTGGTTTCGCCACTTCATGGAGGAGCGCATCCTGGTCAAGCGAACCAGGAGCAAGCCCCTGGAGCAGGAGCCCGAGCATGAAGAGCTCACACCCCAGGAGCAGCTCCAAGCCCTTCACAAGGTCCTGGACAACCTGGGCGAGGTGCCCATCGTCTTCCCTTTCTCCAAGCTATTCGAGCTCATAAGGGCAAAAGACCCGGACCACTTCCGCAAGTGGTACCTGGAAGAGGCGCACCACATAATCGCGCGAGCCAAGGCCTTCGGAGTGCGCGAGAGCATGATGGCCCGGACCATAGGCGAGACCATGAAGGCCGAAACCTACAAGACCGAGGCCGCCATCGACCAGGAGGTCAAAACCGAGTACGTGCGCGACTACTGCAAACGATACCTAAACCAAAAAAAGCAAGCAAACCAATGACCAACGACAACAACTTCGACAACTTCAACAAAAGCATGAAGGTCTTCATGAACCACCGCCGCATGCTAAAGCGCAACTTGAAGGACGCCCTGGGCATAAGCTACGAGACCCTCGAGAAAAAGTTCCGCGACCCGCGCCACTTCACCGGCTACGACCGTGAAATACTCAGCAACGTGCTGGACCTGCCCCTCGAAATCGTCGACGAGCTGGTCAACAACAAGCTGACCTACCAGGACGCCCTGGTGCTGACCCAGTACCTGCCCGAGCGCAACCTGGCGCGCATCATGACCACCAACGCGACCGAGTACAGTGCCTAAGTAACCCCTAAACCTTAATAAATTATGAACACCTTAAAACGTGAAAAAGTGGCCAGCACGGCCATAGTACCGGTCACCGGCATGGTGGCCTACCGATTGAATGACGAAGGAGACGGCGAGCAGCGCCTGGACATCATAGCCCTACGCGTGACCGTCTACGAGAACGGCAGCACGGCATGGTACCCGGTGAGCGTGGAGCATATCGCAAGCGAGCACATCCTGGACCTAAACACCATCGACGTCTATTGGGACTACATAACCTACAACGGCCATTATTATGGCCAGCACATGGAGCTATGGCAGAACCTAAGCCCCGAGAACCCCTTCCCGGACAAAGTAGTCTAAACATGGACCCACACTTCAACCGCAGCATGGACCTGGAGCTGCGCCTGGGCTTTGCAACCTTGGCGCGCGCCCAGGGCGTGCTGAAATCCAACCCGGCATGGTGCCGGCTTTGGGACCTGGGACTCGTCACCTGGATAACTATGAGCGAGTACCACATCCACGTGGACGAGGAAACCACCGAGCTGGCATGGCGCACCCTGGTGAGCCTTCGCCGGTCACTCCAGGAGGACAACATAATCTACACCATGACCGCCAAAATAAGCAACACATGAGAAGACAACCACCCAAACGCATAAACCTCACCGACCAGGACGGCAACGTCCTGCAGTGCCTGCACTCCAAGACCCGCGTGCACCTCTACCTAAAGCTGGCAGGCAAGACCTGGCGCCG